TCTGGTTGGTAATCATCAGACCACCTTACTCCTTTTGTATGAATATATAATATATAGCAATTTGGATTTGTCTGGGAAAATTCACAAATTTTATTAATGGTAGGAATTTCATGCAAGCCAGGGTTTTCGGACAAGTTTTCAACTATGAATTGTTCCCCAAATGTGTTTTCAATTGATAGTCCAATATTGTAAATAAAGACTTTTGTCAAAATATCCAAAATACCAGAATGCTTTAGTTTAAGCACCAAATGTTCTAGTCGTTTGGTCCCCTTTTCAGGTAATGTACAACTATGTATAAAACAATATTTTTGCCCTTGGAAAAACTTATGATAAGGAATCAACTTTAAATTTTCGGTTGGCAAAACACCAATACTTTCTTCGCTCAGTATATTAAATCCAGCCGCTAAAAGTCGATCACATCGAATATGTTCAAAATTTTTAGAATTGGTCGAATGGATGTTCAGTATGGTTTTGCATTTAGCAAGCTCTACATCCCTTTCATGTCCCCAACCTGAAATAATATGAACAGAAAATCCTCGCTCCATTAAATGAGCGACAACTTTTTTTCTGCGCAATGTAACGATAGAATCAAGATTGTTTGTTGAAGTGTTTCCATAAGTAATATAGCCGTAATCAAATGTTTTTGGCGTCGATTGATATAAATTACTCAAATAGGATATTTCATCTTTGGTACAGATATATTCAAGTAATTGTGCTTGTACACCAATTTCTGTCAAAATTTCAATATTCGCTCTACTATAATCATATATTTTTAGATTCGGGTATTGTTTCACAATTTTTTTGACAATTTCCAAATTGTTGGAGGACGACAAGGGTTCGGTATTCAAAAAGCTCAGTTCAGTGTTTGTGTTTTCAAAACTGTTGTATAGTTCAAAATCCTCCAAGAACATTACAAAACTAATTTTACTAGGCCTGCTTGCCATTGCAAAAATTTTATCCTTTGTATATTTGATATTATATTTCGATTTCAAACCTTTGATATAATCTTCCAACACTAGGAAATTATGTTTCGAGTAGCCATAAAATATCCATACATCGTTTTGCTGGAGTGATATATCTGGAATTTCATTCACAATGATTTTTTGAGTTTTAAAATTAATAAATGCATAATCGTTTTCTTCCACCTTGTAAATAACTTCTTGATTTTGTAATATAAAAATTTGTTTAACAATACCATAACAAGGATCACCAAATATTTCATTCTTGTATGCAGGAATATAAATCCAATCTGTGTGTGCCAAAAAATCCTTGTATAAAATCTCGGATACAATTGTAAATCTTTTTGCTTCTTCACTTCCATAAACAAACTCTAATTTTGTTCCAAACGCATTATCAATCAGATTATTTTGCAATCCCAACATGCGCTCTGTCAAATTTTTTACAAAAATTTCTTGTGGATCCTTGAAAATATCCATCCACATTCTTGAAAAGAATGGTTTTTTAAAATAACTAGCATATAGTTCACTGTCAGTATCTACCTTTCTAATATGATCAATCAACGCATCCCAATTGGGAAAATCGTTTGCATTAATAAAAGTAGTGGGTTCAAAATCCAATACAACATCACAAGTTCCCCAATAAATTGGAATACATTGAGATTTGTATAAATCGCAAATTTTCTCCGTCACATAACCTGGAAAATTTTTACTCTCAAAAGCAATTCCAAATTTATAATCATTATTATGTGCAATTTTACCAGAACATTCTAAACCCAAAGGAACTTGATAGCCAATATTATTCAAATAATTTCCACCACAATCTACTTTTTTATAAGCGGACAATTTATCGATAAATTCTTTACGATTATTTTCAAGGCCTGGCCCGCTCGCAATAAAAGAACAAAATTTTGTTTTATATGTTGGAACGCGCGGGTTTGCAGCTTGTAAAATTAATTCCTTATTCATATAGCAAAGCCATAAAGGTAATCGAATATTGTTGATATCATTGTAATCAAAAGTTAGATTTAAATCAGCCTCTCTTCGTTGTGAAAATGGTTCGCCACAATAAAATATTTTGCGACAATTTTGGACAGATTTGTGTTGGTCTCCAAAAACACTATAGATTAAAATATCAGGACTTTCGGTAGGCTTGACAATTTGAATTTCCATGCCATTTGCATACTTTATTAATAGCCTTGTAAAGAAATTATTCTTCGGGTCAAAAATACCACCGCAATATTCAGTATTCCACCAATCACAAAATGCAATCCTTTTTAATATTTTTTGTTCTTGTTCGACATGCTTGAAAGTCAAACACGAACCATTATGAACATTGGTTCCTAGCGGATTTGAGTCCATTAGCTTACCATTGACCAAAGTTTCATTCAAAGTATGTAAACGAATGACATATCCATACGATTGAACATTATCGATTGCGCTTTTAATAGAGCAAGTATTGATTACCTTGATTAGTTTTTGTGCAGCCTTTTTACTTATAATATAAGCAAAGGTTACATTCCATATTTGATATGGATCTTTTGGAATTATTTTTAATTTTTGTGTGTCCTTATTCGTCGGTTTAGAAGTATTGTATTCACCCAAAGCTAAATGTTCAATATCTTGTTGGACAAACTTTTCGACAATATAAGCAAGCTTTTCACCAAATTTGGGACATAATTCAACATCATCCTCCAATATAATGTAATATTCATTTTTATTGTCAAAGGCTAGCTGTTTCCACAATTTAAGATGACTTAGAGCGCAACCTAACACACCTCTTTTGTAATTAAAATCATTTTGATTAAATAACAACCGCAAATCTTCAGTCGGCAGTAGTTTGTCACCATCAACCGCATTAATAAACTCACATTGTAGCTCGACTTTTTCAAATTGCTCTTCCATGTAAAGTCTTCGATCCTTTCGCCTTTCCAGACTAATGACTTTGGGAACGATTGAACGCTCATCAAAAATAATATCAAACCATTGCAAAGCTCTCTGAGACCAAGAGCAGGATTTTGCGTATGCATATCCTCGTTCTTTGATAAATTCCTTTTTTGATTCATCATGCATTTGTAATAGAGATTCAAGTTCTTTACCTCTTTTCATACGAATCCCATAATCACCCAAGGTATCGACTAGTCCAGCAATAGGATAATAGAAGCAAATGACTTTGGATGCGAGCATTTCCAGAGCTGTAATACAACTTGTTTCTTTAAAATCGGTCGGGTACATCCAATATTCGACACTTCCCATTAGTGAATATAATTGAGTCTTGTTTAATTTACCAAGATGTTGGATGCTTGGGTATTGTTGAATAATTTTTACCAAGGACTTTTCAGATTCATTCACCGGAAAATTATTATAGCAACAAATAAATAATTGAGCATTTGGTTTGGAATTTAAAATCACAGGCCACAATTGTAATAATTTGTCAAGACCTCTTTCCGTACAAGAAGAGTATATAAATGTATCTTTTATTTTAACTTGAGCGTTTAGCAGGTCCATAGGTATACCATTATTAATGATGGTTATTTTGTTAGACAGTTCTGGGTATTGCTCCAAAAAAAGTTCTTTATGCCAGGCGGTCTGACAAATACAAGCTTTTATTTTGGAGTCGTGTGTTTTTAAAATTTCTCCAACACTTTTGGAAGAACCATAAGGTAACAATATAATATCGTGCGCCCAAATTAATGTTTGGTGTGAATTGTAATAGGGATACAAATCAAAAAAACCAACATATCTTGAAACAATAATGGTATGAAATGATATTTTTTGTAAAAACGAAACCAAATCATTCAAATGCACAAAAGATATATTGTCAATTGTTTCGGTTTTAACTTGTCCAGCAATGAATATTTTATAATCTTTCGGAAATTGTTTTGCCAAGTAGCATACAGCTGATTCTGAACCACCCAAAGCGTTTGACAAACTATATGAATAATTCCAATCAATATTACTATAACCAGTATAAATTAATATATTTTTGCTGTCTGAACAATTGGTTTTCTCGATTTTAGGTAGTTCAATTCCATAATCTTTGTATTTTGTCAAAAAATCATATCGACTCAAATCATAATCATTTGCTAGCAAAAAATCTATATAAATTTGGAAATTTGATAAAAATTGCAGACTTGCCATCTCAATAAAAAACTGTAGATTGTAAAGCAAATTACCAATTAATTGCGGGCTGTCTAAAAGCCGTTTTTTAAAAATAATCTCATACATTGCAATTCCTGTTTCATACTTTTTCAAACGCTCGGCAATAATAATCATTGAATACGGTAACATAAAGTCTGCAATCCTAGGAACAATAAATAATTTATTATCAAATTGCATGGACAAATATTTAGTTTCCAAGACATCTTGAACAAGACTATAATAAGCAAAAGCGACTTGATATTGATTGTTCGCCATGTAATACACAATCAGTTCAAAAATACCTTCACATCGTTCTGTATCATATTTGAATGATTCTACTGCATAAAATAGTGCTGAATCTATCTTTCCCTCGCGTTTGTAACATTGAGTTAATTTTAAACAGGATACATATTTTTCTTGTAACCAATTGTCTTGACTTAAGACTAATAGATACCATTCAGCTGCTTTTTCGTATTGTTGTGAATCAAAAAAACTATTGGCTGCATAAAAAGCATATCGTTTATATATATCATCATTTTGAGCTTTTGCATCTTCAAAAGCCTTCACCAACAAAGAAGCATCCTTGGCATATTTACTTGCATCTTTACTACGTGCGCCAGATTTACCAGAAATCGTATAATAATCTCCTTTGAGTATACAAGACTTGTGATTCGCTTCGCAACAATGAATGGCCTCGTGCAAGACACCTTTATAAATCCATTTCATGGAATTATTAATTAGCTGTACACGGTGATAGCTTGTACCATTTTTATCACCAAATTGAAATAAATAGGCATCGTAGTCCCAAGTTTTTGGTAATTCAATATTGCCAATAAATTCATCATCAGCGTCGTGAATTAATAAATATTGTGTTTTCTTATAAGCATGTTGAAGCGCCAAAGTTCGATTGGTTCCAAAATCTGACCACTCGTCATCAAAAATTTCTCCAGGTATATTTTTCTGTTGAAAAAATTTTGTTATTAATTCTTTGGTATTGTCTATAGACCCGGTATCACTAATCACATAATAATTGATGGGTAATTTATTACAAAGTTTGGTCAAAGTTTCAATAATGATGTGGGATTCATTCTTTACAATCATATTAAGTCCAAGAAATGGAATTGTCATTTTTAAAAACTTGTACTAGTTTTTAAATAAATTATATATTTATTATAAGTAGTAGTTGTTTCGAAATGAAATTGCAAAGTTATTCAACATTTTATTGTCAACAACCTTGTGTAAAAAAAACATTTTCCAAAAATTTTTGCTGCAATTATACAAAATTGGGTGAAGAATTTACTACAGGGACTTTTTATAAATGTCCAGTCTATGATTATGTTTTTGTACCACGGGATTCATAGATTAATTTTATTAAATCTTGAACGAAATGTTTGACATCGGTTATAAATGGGTGTAAAATCTGTTTCTTCATAAAACAAGGTCAAAAGATAAGATAATACATTTGATTGTTGGTAAAAAATAATTAAAACTTTTATAAATAAAAATGGATAAAATAATTTCACCGGATGATGTAGATTTGCTTGCAGAATTATTAGAATTGGAAAAGTTTGATGAAGCAGTTCCAATTATTGTCAAATTATTATTAAACAAAGTCAATATTGATGAACTTCTTTATAAATATCCTCAAGTTTTAAAATGCATTACACCCATTTATCAAAAACAATTTTTACAAGAAGAACAATTATTTGAAAAAAAAGTAAAGGCAGGTAAATTAATTGATAGCCTTTTACTTTGCGGGAATATAGAAAAATCTAGAAAGATAATTGATTTATTTGGATTAGACGAACTTTTAGAATATATTCAACTTAATGAGTTTTCACTACCATTGTACATGGAAGCAGTTCAACAATTTTTTATTGAAAAGAGGTCTATGGGATTATGGAGTCTGGCTGAGAAGCTGGAGAAATTTAAATTTTACAAGGAATCCAAAAAGGCCTGGCAACAAACTCTAGAATTACTAGAAAACGAGCCTGGTATTATTGATCAAGATTTCGAAACTGTACAGGAATATATAAAAAAGCTGAATAGTAAAATTGCGATTGATACTATCAATGATGTCATTAATGGTAATATTCCGATATCGGAATTGCAAAAGCAACAAATCACCAAAAATGATTTACATTTATATTTAGGTAAAATACCTGGTATAAATTCCTTTACACCAAAGCAAAAACTTGTTGAAATCATACAATCTCGAGTTCAGCGCGGTTTGGTTCCATCTTCCAAGTACAAAAAAATTAAATTGTTGGGCGGAGGAGGATTTGGCAAAGTTTGGCTTGTCAAAGATGAACTTGGAAAAAAATTTGCGTTGAAACAAGGAATCGGCAAGGATGCTTGGGGAGAGATTGACTATCAATCCAAACTTTTAAAACAAGTCAACAAAGTGGATCCTGTACCTACAAATCTGAAATACATTAACAAGACCAATAAAAATGAACTTATCGTGCAATATTTGGATGGATTTATTACTTTAAAGGATTATTTTATTGCGCATAAAGATCGATGCCTCGATATTCTTAAAAAAGTAAATGTTTTGGTCGGTAATATGCATAAAAAAGGAATTAGTCATCGTGATTTGAAGAGAGAAAATATCATGATTCATCCGGATACAGAAGAATTGCGTATTATAGATTTTGGTCTTGGCTGTATTGATAAAACCAAACAATATCCCTGTCAAAATTATCGTGGAACAACAAAAATTTATTATCCTCATCCAGAACTGAACAAAAATTTTAAAGATTGGAAACGAGCGGATAAAAAAGCAGTCGATATAATAAAAAAATTTTGCTAAATCTAAAAGTTTACATTAGTAGGATAAAAAAAATGAAAAGTATTTTTATTGCGCTGTTGTTGCTTCTACCAAGTGTTTTTGGTTTTCGTGTGTTGTATCAACCAAAAAATCCAAAACAAGAGAAATTGGAAGGTTATCTTGGACAAAATTTTCCTATTGTCGTCGCTGAAGGACCTGCAGGTACAGGTAAAACCTTGCTATCGACTCAACACGCAATTCAATTACTACACGAAGAAAAGATTAAAAAAATTGTCATGACGAGACCTACTGTTTTTACAGGCAACGATATTGGGTTTTTACCAGGCACACTCGAAGATAAAATGCAGCCGTGGATGATGCCAATGTTGGATGTATTTCACGAATTTTACTCCAAAGACAAGTTACGAAAGCTCATTTACGACGGTCAAGTTGAAATTGTCCCATTAGGATTTATGCGTGGGCGAAGTTTTCGCAACTGTGCAATTGTTGCCGATGAAATGCAAAACTCCTCAACAGAACAAATGAAAATGTTATTGACACGAGTTGGTGAAAACAGTAAACTAGTCATTACGGGCGATTTAAAACAAACAGATCTAGGCGGAGGCATTGTTAATGGTTTGGAAGATCTTTTGGATCGTTTGCAATTAAAGTATACAAGCCCACACGAAATGATTCGAGATGGTTTTGGTATTGTGCGATTAGATGGACAGTGTATCGAACGACACCCAATTATTGTCAAGATTTTGGATTTATATTCGTAATGATGACACACTTTTGACGGGAAGATATCTAGTAGAATTCCATCCATTGCTTTCAAATTGCTTATCAATTAATGTAACTTCTTCAATAGTACAATCAAAAGTTTCTTGGTCTCCATTATCTTTGGTTGGTAATGTTATTATTTCACTTTGTAATTTATTATAAATGGATTTTAAAAAGGTTGCGGATAATAATCTCGTATCAATGAGTATTTGAGAAGGTTGTAAGTGTGTAGATAGCACAAAACCAACTAGAATAGACTTGGGAGCTTTCTTTCCCATCATATCAATAAGCGAGAAATGTTTTGCCAAACAAAAGTTTGTTGTCCAACTCATTGGATTTCCTCGACTTGATAAAGTAAGTTTATCACCAACTTGATAATTTTTCCATGTTTCTGGTATCGATTTTAATTCAAAAATTAATCCGCGAAATGCAAATACTACTTTTGATAGTTTTAGTGATAAATCTTTCAAAATATGTAATGAAGGAAAATTATTACTTCTACCGAGTAACCAATTTTTTAGTTCGTCAGTCAACCCTTTGCTTCCACTCAAACGGAATAAATCGATGTCTCCATAATCATCAATATTTGATAATAATTTTACAGAGGCTACATCATTATAATTTAATTCTTTAGGCGGACTCCTAAATGCTTTTTTATAAGTCAATTGATAAATATAATTATTGAACCCATCTCTAGCCCAAGATGGTTCATATTTATACCATAAAATTTCACAAATTGTATTCGCTTTTTTGAAATAGATTGGCATTACTGATTCCCAATCTGTAATTGGTTTACTTGATACAACATACATATGAATATTATCGACAGGAATATTTAAATTATCGATACATTTATGCGGGCTTACCAAATTTGAAATTGGTGAACTGTTGTATTGTAATTTTTGTATTGTCGGTAATTTTGGTTTTTTGATTTGTTTAGGGAATATTCCTAATTGATTCATTAAAAGTAATTGATTCTTGGTGTAGCATATTGTTTTTCGTCCAGTTTTTATTTTAAATAAATCTTTTTCTGGATATTCCCAAGGATAGTACCCACTCCATAAAATTTTATTTGCACAATCTGTATTTCTTTTTTTGGCTTGTTGAATTGTTTTTTCTGGATGCTTTTTAAAAGTTTGAATACAAACATTATCATTTAAACTTGAGGTAGGGGGTAATTCCTCCGTACCATAAACATCGGGAAAAGCACTAGACATTATTTTATTTAAATCATGAAATTATATATAATTTCATGATTAGTAAAAAATGTCTTATTGGGGTTTTGATCAACCAGATGAACCTCTTAAACATAGTCGTGATGTTGCGACATTAGCACCTGTAAAATTATCCTTTCAACAAAAACTTGCTTTGAAAGACAATCACAATTATTACAACATCATCGTTTGGTACCAAAACCACTGATTTCACAACAAGAGGCAAATTCACAATTATACGAGCTACTTAGAATTTTAATCGAGCAAATCGTGGTTAAAAAAGCTGCGGCAAATGTAATTAAATGGAACTTGTATAATTTGTATTTGAGTAAGGAATCGGAGTTGAAGACAATACATAATCGTTTATATGAAATATTGACAATGCTAGAGTAAAAATAAAAAATGATTTTATTGGAGAATTTCATAAGTAATTCAAAAATGAGTGAAAAACCTTTCTCGGACAAGAAATTAATCGAGGAAAAAAATAAAATTATTAAAGACTGTTTCAAACAGGAAAATGTTGAAAAAGCACATTGTAAAGAAATTTTTGATAATATGAAAGTTCAAAAGGAAAAATTAGAAGATATTTTTAAAGACTACACTTGGAGGCTGTGGATTTAGTCTTTCCGCGGCAACGAAGTATAAAAAAATAATTCATTATAATATTCCTTATAATCTTGGGGATTCTTGTTGGTCAGCAAAATTTCTGTTCTTCCAATAATTTGGTATAGCGCCATCGGAGAATACCAAGTTGCATACGCAATACCAAAAATAAACCCTCGAAATAATTTGTGCACCACTAATTCTGGATTTTTAGGTGTTTCCAATGACTCGGAAATCATACTTCGATAAAAACCATTTGCATATAAAGTTCCAAAAACTAAGTACAGTTTATCTTTCATTTATTGTTGAACTGTTGATTTATTTATATAGTTTCATTTTTGCAAAATGTTTAAAGACTAGAAGTCCTATAATTAAAATGTATTTTAAAATCTTTCTAGCCGAATTTATCGGTACCTTTGTATTTCTTGGAACGATCTTTTCCGTGGTCAAACAAAATTCTTTTGGTGTTGTAACTCCATTAACAATTGGCGCGGCACTTTCGACAAGTATTTATATGGTTGGTAAGGTTTCAGATGGTCATTATAACCCTGCTGTATCTCTTATGGATTTTACAGCAACTAAATTAAAATATTGGGATGGAAATATTGATAGTTTGACCTTGCTCGTACTATATTTGACGGCACAAATTTTAGCGGGACAAGTATCCATGTTATTATTGAATCAGGTTTTGTTACCAAAACAGCCAATTACGCTGCCGATAGAAATTGAGTTGTAACAAAATTTATCAAAATCTAATTTTTTTATTGATTATAAAAAAATGCAACAACAGCTACAGAGATTACAAGGATTATACACTCTTCAACAACGACAGCAAACTAAAGATCCACAACAATTAATTCGCAGAGGAGATGAATTATATAATGCTGGAAATTTTAAGCAAGCGCAAATCATTTATCACGATTTGATTAAAATTTTCAAGAAAAAAAGTCCAAATGATATTAGACGATTACAAGTCTATTACAAATATGCCACAATTTTGCAAGAATCTGGATTTGAGGAGGAAGCGTTGCAATTCTATAAACATAATATTATTCCATATGCAGATCCTCAATCTGAAATGTATAATCTTTCACAAGCTCATATATATTATTTGGAAAAACAATACAAAAAAGCATTAGCAATCTATAAGAAAATTTATCAAGACTATTCTCCGGATGATCCAAATTCAATGAATATTTATAAATATATTGCAAGATGTCTAGTCGATATGAAAAACTATAGACAAGCTCAGCAATATTATAAAAAGATTGTACAATCAAATCAAAGCAATTATGGAAAGAATTCTTCTAAAACTAAGAAAGCTTATGAAACGATAATTAAAATCCTGCTTGAATTGGAAAAATATCAAGATGCATTACCCTATATTGAAAAGGCATTAATTGGTGGAGAAAGTATAGATTGGATTTTAAATTATCAAGAGATTAGACAATATATGGCCCCAGTATTTGAAAAAGTATTAAAAGTTTTTGGGCAAAAATTTGGTCCAGAGGACGAACAAGTATTGAATATTGCCGAATTATATATAAATAATTTTTTTGCCATTGGTGAGCCTGAAAAAGCAATGCAAGTCATTGATTTGTATGATCGAGATAAGATGTTAGAACGATTGGATATCAATCAGTATACTTTGCCTTTAAATATGACAGCTAGTGAAAGATATTTTGCTGATCAAGACATTAATTTTCTTTGGTATTTGGCAGAAAGATTACAGAGAAGTAATTTTTATAATGAATCAAAAAAGATATGGAATATGATCATTCAATGTCGTGATGCTTCTGAGAGAGATATAAGAATTGCAAAAGGTATGATTAATTATATGGACGAATTGATTGCTGCAGACATTATTCAAAGTGTCCTTCATGGAGATTTGCCTGCGTCTCAATTACAAAAACAACAAATTACTGAACAAGATTTGGTTCAATATCTTTCAAATAAAATAAAAAATTTGGACAAGACCTTACCAAAGCAAAAGTTGGTTCAATTAGCACAATCCTTAATTCAAAAAGACCTTGCCCCTGCTTCTAAATATAAAAAAATCAAGATATTGGGTTCTGGTTCATTCGGTACAGTTTGGGCTGTCAAGGACCAACAAGGAAAAAAGTATGCAATGAAAGAGGCACGCCGGCAAAAACAGAATTTAATTTATCAGTCAGAATTGCTTAAAGAAGTTGCAAGACTAGACCCATCACCTACAAATCTCAAATTTGTGGAACGAACCAACAAAGATGAATTAATTATGCAATATTTGGATGGTTTTGTGACTTTGGAAGAATATTTGCAAAGTAATACTGACCGTTGTTCTACCCTAACTAAGAAATTGAAAAAATTGGTTCGCCATTTACACGAAAGTGGTATTGCCCATCGAGATTTAAAAGGAATAAATATAATGATTCATCCAGAAACTGAAGAATTGCGTATTATTGATTTTGGTGTTGGATGCATCAAACAGAATCAAAAGTTTGCTTGTCAAAAGTTTCGTGGTGCAACACCAGATTATTATCCTGATGGGTCAGATTTGATAACATTTCAAGAATGGCAAAAAGCTGATAATCAAGCTCTTGATATTGTTGAACAAAAACTTTGTAAAAAATGATTAACCAAGTTTTACATCTTTCCAAAATTCGTCCCCGTAATTGTGGGTAATTTCAGTGTCCTTTTTAATTGCTTTTATACTCTTCATTTGAACTAGATATCGGTTTAATTTTTCATCATAAATGGTATCAAATTCTGCATTGCTTTTTCCTTCGGGTTGATGATTATATATGGAACAACTTCCAAGTGCAATCAATTCTTTATCATTTTTATCCATTGTTGAAAAAACATAATCATTTAATATGCTTTTTTTATTATAATCCTTTTTTTCATCGACTAGAATAGTTGGACAAGTTTCGATGATTGAATTTGCTGGTATATCTTCTTTTGCATAGACTCCATATCCTCCATATGGAGATGCTTTAATTTCAATTTGGTAAGCATTTTTTAACGGAAAATGATTATTTTTAACTCGTTGCATTTTTATTATAAAAGAAATTATATGCAGGTGTTAAATATCTATTGGCAAGCCTGGGGTTACGAACAATCGCAGCTGTGGAAGCTTTGCAAAATTGGACAAGATTATAAAATATGTATATACAACAAAATATTAAAGACTTTATCGATGATTTGGAATTTATTTCATATCGTTGTTTATGCGATCAATTGCCGATATAATCCACCGCATAGAATTTACAATATCTCGTATTTTAGACCCGGTTCACAAAATTTCAAGACGTGTTAATGCCCATAGACTTTTAATTTTATTTTGTATCAAATAAAATGAGTTTGCAATTTATTTCCAACTTGTATTTAACACCGTTTGTTTTGAGGAAGCTAGAAACTTTAGAAAAAGCTAAACATCGAGCTCGCACAAATTTACAAGCCCAACAAACAAAGGTTCCTAAAACACCGGAAGGAGTAGCAAGAAAGCAAAAATATATTCAAAAATATAAGAAAGAAGTTTCTGATGTTGACAAGAAACTATCCGCATACCAATTTGTAATTGAAGAAATGCTTGCCGAGATACATACAATAATGCCTGCCTTGCTTAATTATATACAGCGAGAACAAGACGGTCTATCTAAAATTGAGCTGTTATTTTGGAATGATTCCCAATACAAAGATTATATGGATGCCAATCCACTTATTCAATCATATAAAAGCGTAACAGATCCAATGCAAATTCCGGAATGGATTTCTACAAACTTGGATGAACAACAATTAGAGTTGTTCAAACAAGCACTACAGGATAAAGATATTGATGGATTAGAGCAAATATCAAAGATGGATCCCCCAAGTGATCCTGAAAAATTTTTGGCTTTTTTAAAAATGGTCAAACCTATTTTTTATAATGATGTAATGTCACAAAAACAGTTTAGACAAGAACGAGGTCAAACAATGACCTTGCAACAAATGAAAAGATTTGGGCAAAGCTTGCTAAAACAAAACTAATGGGAACAAACGCCTGCACAGCACTTACAATAGTTTGATTCGTCACAACCACCACAACAAATATAATCTGATGGAGGTCCTCGTTGAAGGAGAAAGTCGGCTTCTGCATAAGTCAACGCAGGCGCATGATTCGCTCGAAAGCGTTCTGTATAGTCGAAAGCTCGCTGTTCCTCTTCCTTGAGATACTGTCTCCAATCCTCGTGTTCATAACAATCTTCACAAAACCCTTGCGCGAAAATAGGAGCACAGCTTTGACAACCTCCACACCCGTTACAATATCCCTGCGATTGGGGATTGCAGGTAACGCATCGATGGCATCCATAACAATGGGCTACCATACGACAAGTGCTACAATCCTTGCATGTAGTGCAAAGATCATTAGTCTCGTGGGGGCAAAAAATGCTTTGCTTGTGCAATGTGGCAAGATGGGCTTCAATTTCTGTTGTAGCTTGTTGAACGGCTTGTTCGGTTCCCCAAATCTCAATCGTGTCTTTCATCAGGAAGATGTAAAGACATCCTGTTGCTTCGGTGATTCGCTTGAAATGCTTTCCTTGCTTGCCAATGATAAGACCCTTTTCTAGGTGTGCATCGACTTGGACTTGCTTTACGGTGACATTCGGATGCAAAAGAGGCGGGGAGTAGTAGGAGGCGACAGGAGTCCACTCCAAAACGCAGCTTGAATCGGAAAAGTACCGATAATAGTACCCAGGGTGCTGGGGGATGATTCTGGTAAAGTTGGTCGACATTTTTGGTTTCTGTTGTTGTTTTTCTGTGTAAAACGGATAGAGTTAGTAACCAGTAATTATTTTTGGGCAAAAATCTTGTGAAAGCGTAGAAAAAATTTTTAAAAATCAATTTTTTTTAAACATTATATGGATTTATGGTTCCGTTGGCGTAATAAGTGCAGATTTTTTTTTCGGATTCCCACATTTGTATTTCAATTTCGTGATACTTTTCAACCTTGTAGTAAGAACTAGATGTTACAGCCTTTTCAAGTGCATCAAAAGTTCCCAAAATATCTTTTATATAATCAAAATCACAGTTTAAATCCCAATATTATAAACAAACGACAAAGACGCTCATTTAAAAACTGATTTAAAAAAATTTCTGAAAATCAATTTTTCAAAAATGCACGCTGCTATTTACCCGATTCTAGGAACTTTTGTTTACCTATATTTTATATGTCCTATCAACACGACCATCAAGAATATAAAGACATTTTCAATATTCCACAACTTGTTTTTGGCTACATTTAGTTTGTACATTTTTGTATCATTGTGCAGCATTTTGAGGGAGCAAGGTCTTCATTATCAAGCAAATTATTACCTTAAGCAAGATATAACGACAGCTTGCGACAAACTCATTTATTATTTTTACTTGTCAAAGTATTATGAATATTTAGATACTTTTATACTAAAAGCACAAGGAAAAAATACTTCTTTTTTGCAAACCTTTCATCATTGTGGCGCCGTGATTTGTTGGTATTTGGGTTATTATTACAAGGTAGATGCTATTGTCATTGCAACTTTCTTAAACTCTGGAATACATACATTAATGTATACTTATTATCTTTTAACCTCACTGAAATTTAGAGTCGGATTTGTGAAACCCTTGATTACAAGTAGTCAAATCTTACAATTGTTGGTGGGAAATTTGAGTTCGCTTTATTATTATTATCCACCTGTTGAATCAGATTTTAATTATTGTATTGTGATTTTTATGAATGTATATGTATTCATTTTAATTGCACTTTTTTGTAATTTCTACTACCATAGTTATATTAAAGCAAAGAGATTTTAGGTATTACAGCAAACTTGTATAGTGGTCGGCAATTTTGATGAAAATATCTTGCTTATTTTCATTATACTTGCGGCCAAGTTCCAAGTATTGGCAGAGTTTTTGTAGTTCGCGTTTAGTATAAACTTGAAGTTTTGCTTGGATTTCTTCGGCGCTGGCAAGATTTTGCAAGATTTTTATTTGGTCTTCAATCACATCGTCAAATTTGTCGTGGAATTTTGAACGAATTTTGTTGCGGCATTTTCTACAAGAAAGTTTTTTCGGTTCAAACAGATTATCCTCTAGCACTTTTAGACATGTTTTGCACATTTTGTGGTCTTTGGGAAGCATAATGACATCGGGATTTTTTTGAATTTGCTCAAGCGTTATTTCATTATTGGTAAGCTTTACTTTCGCAATTTCCTTCATACGCAGGCAATTGTTACACATTGTGAGAGGAAACGCGTTGTTTAATGTAAACTCCTGCAAGGTACGGTAAGTTTGACAAAAGTAATTACAGTAACGCATACCCTGAGGCGCATTATCATTCATTTTTACATAATCAATACGAGTCAATTGGGGAACGGACAAAAAATCATCAACCGCCTTGGTAATAATTTGTGTCGCAATTGGAATATTTTTAGCAGGTGCATTCCCTATTTCTTCAGATTGATCCTTTTCTTCTAAATTGTACTTCCAAAGGTTTAATTCAGGAAGAGAATTGAAGCCACAGGCCTTGTCAATCTCCATAAAACCATCAATGAGTTTTTGGCCATCATAAATGATCCATTCGTGGGATAATGTTTCAAAGAAGTCGGCGTAACGGATTTTAATAATTTTTTCAAACAGTTTATTGTGAGTTGTATATAAAATAAGCTTGACTTGAAGATTCGGTACCATGGTCCTATCAGCACGGAGGCGTTCGTTAATATTATCAGAGAAGCCAATCTTGTATTTGGCAAACTTGCCGTCTGGATCATAAATAATGTATACACACGGCATTTCTGTAAATTTATGACGGACAGTAAACTTGGTTTGAACACCGTATAGGACTTTTTTAGTGCGGATGGTTTCATCTTGTTCATCGGCAAGCTCTTGTTTAAGTTTTTCGTTGGCTTGGGATAGATCCTTCAATTGTTGGTCTCTTCTTTCCAACTCTATTTTTAAATTATACTCACCTTTTTTGCGAAGGGTGGGGAGAAGGTCTTCACAAATCCAATTTTGGAATTTTTGAGCAACGGGCTTGTTGGAGCGCATAATTAGCTTGTAAAGACCAGGCTCGTTTACGGTGATTACCGATTTAGCCCCAGTATTATGAGAAATTGTCTCTTGACTTTTCCATTTATCAGGAATGTTTCTTAGAGCATCGGAAACATTTGAAATCTCTAGAATATCACATATATTTTTAGCGATAAACCATGGTTCATTGTATGTGCCAAAAACTTTTACATTGGCATTTTCAAAGCTTAAACTTTCATCGATCAGGGTTGCAATTTCCATTTTTTATATAGATTTTCATTTCTTTAAGCCGATTTAAAAATTTCTAATCAAGCTTATTTAGAAATTTTTTATTATCAAATTAATTATAATAAAAATATTAACCAATTGCAGCTGGTATAGGTTTTTCCGATACCAGCTCTAATTATACTTATTGTTTATATTGATTAAAAAATTCAATAAAGTAAAGGGTATAGATTTGGTTATACCCCCTTCACGGGCACAATATAACCTCATTTACCGTCTCGCCCTTCTTCATTAATACCCTTCGCAAGTGTACTAGAACTTCCGACAATAATTTGGAATTGCTCTTATCTTTGATGGGCCGTATGCTAGATTCGTGG